GATTTTTCAGCATCCCGATCACGTTTTTCTGTTCGGTCGCGACCTTATTTGCCCGGTCAAAAGAGCGCCGTAGATTACCGTTCTCATGCCTTAACCAGAGCACAGCCGCAAGCGCCAGACCTGCGGCAATCAACATCACAATGAATCTGGACACAGCCCCGCCTCCTCAATGCGCTGACGGTATGAGGTGCGCACCCCCGTAAAGGCCAGGACGCAAATCAGGTAAAGCAGCGCGGTAAAGATCCAGCCAGCACCGAGCAGACATCCAATGGTTACGACAAAAATAATAAGAGACCATGCGCGACGCGCCTTTGAGGGCTTGTTACAGAAAACAGCGCGGAAGATTTTCATAATCTCGGGTTTTACCGGAATACCTTTCCCCGCATTTCGTAGCCAGTGGTCAAAAACAGCCACACCGGCGAGACTCGCCGCAATACAGACAACACAGCCAAACAGCGCCCACGCTGCAACAAAATTAAGTGCTGCACTTTGCGGCGAAGCCAGCCCCCACAGCAGGAATACAGCCAGCAGGGCATCTAGAATCAGTGAACGTAAAAACTTTTTCATTGAGAAACTCCTTTCAGACAATAAGCACGCTCACGCGCGCGGCGATTTTCCAGCCCTTTATTGATTGAGCCATTCACATAAACCCAGCGGGTGAGCTGGTCGCACGCCTGCCACCATTGGTGTCGCTTGATATACGACACCAGCGTCGACCGGCAGGCCGCGCCGGTTCCCACGTTGAATGAGAAGCTGACCAGCGCGTCGTAAATGTGCTGCGGCATTTCTACCGGCACGCAGACTGCGAGACGCCTCTCGACGTTCATCACATCCGCGACGAGGTTCGCCGCCGCCTGACGTTCTGTGATTTCCCCTTTCGGGACGACACCGGCAGTGTGGCCGATGCCTGACGTCCACACTCCCGCGCTGCACTGGTAAGGCGTCAGGCGACAACCTTCGAGGTCGGCAATCAGCGCCAGCCCCTCGGGCGAGGTGTTAAGCAGACGAAAGTCAGGCATCAGCGCCGCCAGCGCCAGCACTGCGGCCACACTGCAACGTTTAACGATTGATTTCACGAATAGCCCCCTTGTCGAGTCCGAGTGACGTCAGATAGAGGTACGTTTTGCGCTTAAACCAGTAATTCGTAAGCGCGGTAAAAATGGCGCATCCGCCGCCCACGTAAAGCGCCATCTTTTCGGGCGATATTGCGCCGAGGTACGCCAGCGCGACGGCCAGCCAGTAGGCGATAAACGTGGTGATTTTCTCCATACTCAGTCCCATAGATTCACCGTTTCGGTTCTGGCCGCGCTGTCGGTCTCGGGCAGTTCAATTGCCGTGCCGTGCGGCAGGATGACGCCGAGCTCAGACAGACCGGGATTCGCTTCTAAGACAGTTTCGACCACGCCCTCGGTGCGCCCGTAGTACCGCACACAAATCGCGTCGAGGGTGTCGCCCTGTAGCGCATACGCTTTCATCAGATTTGCCCCACAATGCAGCGCGCTTTGTCCTGGATGCGCGCCACAGACCAGCGCATATCCCGCCACATTTCATCGATAGTGCTGTCGATGCTGTCGGCCTTTTTGTCACCTCTGGCGGTCGCATCCACGCCGCGAAAACGCTCGTAAAGCGTGGCGGTCGTCATTGCACACACGGCGTTGAAGTAGTGGAAAACACGCACACTTTCGCCGTCGAGCCTGTCGGTCGGGACATCCGCCAGCGTGGCGTACCCTGCATCGAGCTGACGCTCGCGCCATTCGCCCAGCTCCGCGTTCGTCTCTGCGATGGCGGTCTTAATTGCCCGGCGCAGGCGCACAGGGGAAACGGTCTGCTCTAAACGCATTTCCTCACGCACGTGCTTCGGGTCAACATCAGGAAAAAACGGGGTGTTTTTGATTACCGGCTCGCTCACGCCCGGCGGCGGTATCACCACGCCCGGCACATCCTGCGGCTCTTTGTTTTGCTCAATAATCAGCGTCGTCATGACAACCTCGGGTAATAGGTGGGCGGTGGACGCCGGTCGCAGTCAGGGCAATTGATACCCGCTTTGACCGGCGTGCCGCCCGGCTCGGGGAGCGCTCGGTTAACCTGCGGCTTTTGCCGCCTTTGGTGGACGCCCGCGCCGTGCCGCCGGTTTGGCGGCAGGTTTGCGCGTGCGCGGTTTAGTACGTTTTGGTTTTCGGTGCCGGTTCGGGTTTTGGCCTGAGCTGGCGCTCTAACTGCTCGATATCCTTTTTCACACCGATTGTGCGTTCTAACTGGATCGCACGTTGCAGGTGCGCCAGCGCCTCGGGCAGTTGATTCGCATCACGCAGGACATAGCCGGTGATTTTGTGCAGCTTCGCGCGCACGATATCGGGCATGTCAGCGCGTTCAGTCAGCGCAATGGTGTCGAGCAAGTTCGCCAGTTCGACCGGCTGTTTTGCAGCGAGCAGGCGCTGCGCGGCCAGTGCCACCTCTTCGGCCAGCAGGTAAGGCGTCGGACGTCGACCGGTCGGCATGGTCAGGCCATAGGTCATGGCGTAACGGGCAATTTCCAGCGCCCCGGCGATATCGTCAGCATCGAGACGCCACAGCATGACCGTCATGACGATGTCATCCTGCGCGCCCTTGCCGTGTGCGAGGACGCCAGCCACCCATGGCAGATAGAACGGCAGCAGCTCACGCTTTTTATCTGCCTTTCGCTCATTGGATCGGATTTGTTTTAGCGTGCGGTTGTCTGCGGCCAGCTTAACGAGCATCTGCTCATAGGCAGTTGCATTGCGCAGCGGGACAGCAGCCCGCCGCGCTGTTTCAGAGGCCGAGACCCGCATCATGTGACGCGCTGCGGGACTCGTCATGGTTTACTCTCCGCCTTCGTTATCTACTGGAGCGGAAGCGCTTTCCGGTGCAGCAGGCGCGGCAAACTCACCGAGCTTGATATTTTCAATCAGGCAACCGGCAGCGTATGCCTCGACCACGTAGTCGGTATTCATTGACTCGTAGTTCTCGATGCGGTCTTTCTTCGGGTTTTCGATGATGCTGCGGCGATGCGCGTCATCCATGAAGTAGATAGACAGGTTATCGAGACGCGTCACCATCAGGGCATTCGCCGGGAAGTAAGGCACGCGCACGGCAGGCAGGTTGCCGATTCGCTTCTGGCTGATGATGATGTCAGCGGCCAGCGACTCGCTGTTGTCCTGGTCTTTATTGACGATAGGGAAGTATTTATCCGCCATCAGCTTGCGACCGGTGATGACAACCAGCTCCGGGTCATCCTGATAAATCTCATCAATCAGGTTGCCGGTGGCATCCATGACCAGCGCGTCGAGGTTCGCATAGTCGCCGTTTTTACCCACGCGGATCACATCGGAAATGACCGCGCCGTCCTCGTCGGTGATTTTTGACATCACGCGCGCTGGCGCTTCATTGCGGTACTTCTGCAACCAGCCCACGGCCACATCCTGAAGCATCGGATTTTTTTTGCGGTCAGATTTGGCGGCACGCTCAATGCCGTTGAAACCGGCCATGATGAAATCGAGCGCCTGACGCTTGATAATGGCGTTACGGATACGGGTCTGGAAGTCCTGGAATCGCGCCCACAGGTCGAGCTGCTTATAGCGGATATGGAAGTCAAAGTTAATCTGCGCGCACTCGTATTTGTTGGACTCCAGCGCAGTAAAATCAGCGGTTTCACGCTCGCCATCGCCGTCAGTATCGGCGGTACTCGCGATTGTGCCGTTAACACCCACACCGACCTTTTCGCCTTTCAGCTCGTCGACCGGCACGATGTTGATTTTCGTCAGGAATGAGGACGATTCCTGCACGGTGTCCATCATGGTTTGCGTGACCGACGGCTCGACGGTGAATTTCTTCGCCACGTCATCGGTGGAAATGTCGTTCAGCTCCGCGACGCGGGTCAGGTAGGCATTGAATTTAAAGCGGGTTTGTTTACGCATGGTTTTTCCTGTTCGGGTAATAGGTATCAGGCCGGGCGTCGCGCCCGGCGGGTTATCAGCAGTTGGTCAGCAGCTCGTCGCCCGTACCACCTTTTGAAAGCTCGCGGCGTGGCTGGCGCTGGCTTTCGGTGTTATCGAGGGAGTTTTTGAGGTCGTTAAACGCCTGCGCGCTTTCTTCGGCCTTGCTGGTCACGTCCTGCTTAAGCTGAGCCAGTTCGGTCTCAAGCTCAGTGACGCGCTGGTCGGTGGCGGTGAGGTTGGTTTGCACCAGCTCGGTGACGGTCGTCACAGCCTCATGCACATCTGCAAGACGTGCGTCGTCGCTGGCCTGTTTACGGCTGAAAATGGCCTTTACCTTGTCGGTCAGGCTGTTGAGCATGGTGTCGGGAACGTCTTCAAATTCCAGCTCAGCCAGTGAGGCCACAGAGAAGAGATCGCCAGGCTGGTCTTTTTTACCGGCGAGCGGGTTCTGCGTGGCGCGGCTACAGAATTCGAGGTATTCGGTGCCGAGGCTTGCCGGGTCATCGGTGACGGCGAGGCCAACCAGATAACACTTGCCACTGTTGGCAAAATTCGGGCGGATCTCCATTGAGGTGTAAACCTTCTGCCCGGCCTTAACCATGCTGACCAGCTCGTCAAGGGGCTGGATTTTGCCAAACAACGCCTTTTTGCCGTCGAGCGCAGAGCCATCGCTGATAACCTCCGCTTTTAGCTCGACTACATCGCCGTATCGCTTAAACAGACTGTCAGGCAGCAGCCCCCGGATATGTTCGAGGTTAATGCGGCAGCCGTAGACGCGCGGGTCGAACGTGTCGGCCATTTCCTGAATGTCATCAGCGCTGATGACACGGCCATCGCAGGTGTCACCCTCGACGCCGATGCGAAACCATTTAGAAACTTTCTTTGCCATTGTTCAGGTGTCCTGATGTTGGGTTTTCGGGTCGGGGTTAGTTTCCCGGCTCAGCC